TACATTATGTTTTAACCTTAGTGAAACTGAAATATATACAGATACAGATATTCATATAAATTCTTGTATAACAGGTAATACAGACCAAATTAATAATATATTATATGATATTAATCAAAATGATAATACAGATAATATAGATACTAATTCTACAGACCCTGATGTTTCTATAACATACACTATTAACGAATTTGGTGATATAGAAATAACACAAACTGTTGAATATTTTGATGGTTATGATGATGTATCTAAAACTTATACACAAATATTCGAAATGGAAAATATCCCACCAGAGTTAATTTTAAGTGTATATAAGTTAGAAGATGAAAATTTAATAGACATAACATCAGAAGATAATAAAACTTATCCTCAGCAAGAGTTGATATTTAAACCTATAGCTACAGATACAGATGGTACTGTTGAATATATAGAATATAATGTATATAAGAAAACTACAGATATTTATGGTATAGATACTTGGATTTTGGTATTTAGTTCTGGTAAAATAGATAAAAATTCAGATGAATTTTTAGAATATACTAAATTATTTGATAATGAATTAACTGGTGATTTAAAGTTAGAAGTTATAGCTTATGATAATTTAGATGCTACTGCTATTGAAACTTATGAATTTACTATTTTATGTGCTGTTGAAACTATTTGTACTGCTGTTGATATAGATTGGAAGTCTAATAAAGTTAATCAACTTAAATTTAAAACTAATATTAATTCATTAAAATTTAAAATTAATAAAAAATTATTAAAATTTAGAATTAATAAAGAAGTACTAAAATTTAAAATTAATAGCAATCAATTGAATTTCAATATAAATAAAATATTAATAAAATTTAAATTGAATTGTAGATAAATTATATAATTAAGGAAAATAAATGGCATATGAAAGTCTAATTGAAGATACAGAAATCATCCAAGGAGATTCAAGCGATATATATCTTTTTACAATAGATGAAACTGAATTAGATGAAGGGTTTACTGCATCTTTTACTATTAGAAAATCATTTAGTGAACCTGCTATTGTTAGTAGAGATTTAGTAAGAAATGATGGAAGTGAAGGGTATGTAGCTGGTTCTCAATTAGTATTTCAATTAAAACCTGAAGATACAAGTCTATTAACTGTTGGTGTTAAATATATTGTAAGTGTAGAAATTAGAAATCCAGATATTAGTTATAATGCGGAAGTTGCACAATTTAAATTAAAAATATTACCACAAGGAGTGTAAATGAACTTAATAGATGAAAGATTCAGTTCGGATGTAATTTATAAAGATACAGGTACAGAAAATGCAGTAGAGATAGCAAGCAATATTAGTAGTTTTTATGATGGTATGTCTATAAGATTTACACCATCAAATGCAAACACAGATGCAACAACTTTAAAAGTAAAAACACTTGCATCAAAGCCGTTATTTTACAATGGTGCAGATTTGCAAGCAGGTTATCTTAATACAACATCAAAATATGTTGCAGTTTATGATGTAGCAAATGACAGGTTTAATGTTGATGTAATTGCAGGTGGTAGTGCAAAACAGCAGTATAAAGTTGCAGATGCAGTTAATGATGAAGCAGTTAATTTACTACAAGCAAAAGATGGAGAATTATTCCAAATTGGTGTTGGGCAGACTTGGCAAGATGTTAGTGATGATAGAGACCCAGATGTTACTTACACTAACACTACGGGTAAACCAATCTTAGTGGCTATGGGAGGTTATGGAAATGATTCAGATAGAAAGGCTTATATTGATGATGTAGAGCATTTTATCTATAGTAGTGGTAGTATTCAGCAAACCGCATTATTGCTTGTACCGCAAGGTAGCACATACAAGAGAGACTCTTTAGACACAAGAACTCTATGGTTAGAACTAAGATAAAAAAAGGATTAAAATGAATTATTTTAAAGACACAAAAAACAATATTTTTGCTTATGATGATGAACAAGTAAGGCAAGGGTACAGCAAAGATTTGACACTTATAAATGCAACACAGTTACAAAGTTTTAAATTATTTGGTGTGTGGGATAAAACACAAGCAGAAATTGATGCACAAGTTGCAGAACTTGAAGCACAAGCAAAAATTACAGATGCAAAAAAAGCACTTCAATCTTTATGCGATAAAAAATCAATACAAGCAAAAACATTTATTGCAGGTAAAGATGTAACAACTGAACAACTAGCAAGGTATGAAGAAAAATATCAAGTTGCAACAGAATACAAAACAAATGGAAATTATGCAAATGTATTACAGCTTGAAGCAGATTTGCAAGGTATAACAGTTAATGAGTTAGCAGATTTAATTATTGTAAGAGGTAATGTTTATAAACAAGCTTTAATTGAGTTTAATGCAAGAATTGAAGCATTTAGAGTTGCAGTATATACAATCATTAATGCAGGTGATATTGATAGAGCAAATACAATCATTAATGGTGCAAAAGACTTTGATAACACAACAACAGATGATGATGTTGCAGAGTTATTTAAATAAACTCTAATATAAATATTACAAAAATAAGGTTGGTTAATGGCAACTGGTGATAAGATAAGAATTATCAATGAAAAAGAAGGTATTCTCAAGTCTGGTGATACTATGACTGGTGGATTAGGTATTCTCAAAGATATCCCTGGTGATATTTGGAACAAATCTAACATAGCAAGCAGTAATGGCTTTATTGGTGATCATGGTGGTTATAATGTATCAATTATAAATAATAGTTACAGAAGTAATGATGGTTCTACTTGGAAATACTTAGGAAGAAATGGCAATACATCCACTATGAGTTATTTCGAAGTGACATCTAGAGGATTTAGAGTGTCTACTAATCTAAATGGAGAGACTACTCGACCAACTGTTATAGCAGAGGTTGTAAATGATGGAACACCAACAAAAGCACATCATTTAACAAGAAAAGACTATGTGGATAATAGAGCATCAGGTTTAGGTTTAAGTGGAGAAACTTGGGTAGATGAGACTGATAATAGGGAATTTGATACTACTTATACTAATGATACAGGTAAACCGATTTTAATAAGTATAAACATTATAGGATATGGTGACAATAGGCTTGGTGTATATTTTTATATAAATGATGTTCGTCAAAGTGATATATTAAGTGAAAATGCAAATAGTAATAGTGATAGAAGAACATTAACTTTTATAATACCAATAGATTCTACATATGAATTAGAAAATTATAAATCCTCTGAAATATCGCTTTGGTTTGAGTTAAAATAAAGGAAAGGAAAATAGATGATATACTTTAAAGACGAAAATAATAAGATTTATGCTTATAATGATGATGTAAATGAAGCATATATTAAGCCAAATTTAACAAGTATAACTGAAACAGAAAAACAGAGTTTTAAACTTTTTGGTGTATTTGATAAGACACAAGAAGAAATAGATAGTTTCCTAGAACAACAGAAAATAGAAAGAGAAATCAAAGCACAAAGAATTGCATTCAACAATGCAATACAAACACATTTAGATTCAAAAGCTAAAGAATTTAGATATGACAATATGATGTCTGCAAGAAGCTATGCTGGTTATGAAAATGTTTTTCAAGAAGAAGCAACAAAACTAGCACAATGGGCTAGTAATTGTTGGATAACTGCAGGAACAATAGAACAAGATGTACTAAATGGAAATAGAGAAATGCCAAGTATAGATGAAGTTCTTGCAGAATTACCAATTTACGAATAAGGGAATATAAATGGACACAAAAGAGTTTATAAAAGAGAAAACAGAAGAATTAACAGATAAAACCATTAACAAATTAGTAGATGGAACAGCAGTTCCAAAAACAGATGACTGGTTTGGAAGACACAATTTCATGTCAAGATTAATTATGTTGGTTTTTATAGGAATTTTCATATATGCTTTCATAGCACCATTACCATTACCATATGCCGAAATGACAGCTTATCTACTAATGGGTGTATTTGCATTAATTTCAGTAGGGATTAATTCTATAAAAACTGTTGGTGATGTAATCATAAAAATAAGAGATAAGTAGTGTTATCACTATTAACAAATCCTATAACAAAATATTTAATCATAGGAGGTATAATTCTCCTAGGGTTAACTTACTTTCAATTTAGAATAAATGAATTAGAAACAGAATTAAGTCAAGTAAAGAAAGACTTAATTCAAAGTAAATCTAATCTAAATGTATGTATAATAACAAATACATCTAACAATAACATTATAGAAGAATACAAGAAAGATATAAATTCATTCAAGGAAGATTATAATAACATAATTTTACATAAAGATAAAGTCATAAAACATTTAAGATTAACAATATTAAATCTTAAAAAACCTATAATTTACCCAAAAGAATATATATATAAAGAATGTAAAATCCAAATAAAGGAAGAATTTGATGAAAATTCTACAGGTAATATTATTAGTAACATTGGTTTTTAATTTTTCAGGATGTTCTATATTTTGGTGTCCTGAACCAGAAATTATAACAAAATACAAATACATTAATAAACCAATACCAAAAATACAAAACAAACCAAAAGCAGAAAAGTATAAGGTTATTGGTGTAAAATTAAATAATAAAGAATATTATTGTACAGACAGAATTAATGCATCAATTTTGTCTAATAATTGGATAGAATATAGAGAGTGGAGTGAAAGTAATTATAATTTACTCAAAAGTTTAGAAGGTAAATAACTACCTTCTAATTTTCTTCTTATGTTTACCTGATTTAACTGCATCACTATAAGATTTAGCATATTTTTTAATATTTACTTTATTTTTAAGTCTATATTTCTTCTTTTGGACTTTATTTTTTCTATTTTCTATTTTACGAGCTGCTTTCTCTTTACGAAATTCTGCTCTAGATTTAGAAAATCTTTTAATACCTTTATTACGATTAGAAGCTTTCATTTTACGAGATACTTTTTCATCCATTTCTTCTGATGTATTTGTTGCATCTTCTTCTTCCATCATATACAATAAATAATCTAACTCATCAGAACTTAATTCTCCAAGTAATTCAATAACTTCCTCTTTAGTAATTTCGTCTTCGTATTCAATATAGTCATCTGTAATAGAATCATAAATAAATTCGCCAAATTCTGAAATTTCTGGTGGTGTCATTGTATTTAAAATAGAAATAATATCTTCTTTTTGTGCTTCTGTTAATAGTAATTCTTCTCTAAAATCTAAGAATCTCATAGCTACCTCTTTTTTTTAGTTATTTATAAAATTGTTTATAACATTAAACAATGCATCGACATCATTTTTATTAGTATAATCTAAAGCATAGATTTTATCTAATTCTGGTACTTTTATTATAATAGAATTAGACTCTAAATCAAGAAAATAAAAATATTCATATACATTATCTTTATTAATTAAATTCATCATTTCTTTCAATGTAACTCTATTTTCGTTATTCAAGTCATAAAATTCAGAAAATACAATTTTATCGTTTAAAATATATTTAATAGAATCATATAATTGAGCTTTAATCATATTGTAAACAAATTCTGTCTTATTTCTATTAATATATTCAATTAAACATAATCCTGTATTATTAAAATCTGTATCTTCCTCTACTATATTATATATAACTCTATTGGTGAAAATTACACCAATTAATGCTGGTTTAGAATATTCTTGAACTTCAAGTTCCATAAAATACCTTTTTGTAAGATAATTTATTTATAAACCTAATTCAGCCATTATATCAAAATCATCTTCGGATTCTGATGAATTATTTAATACAGTTTTAACATCCTCCATTAATACATTTGTTATAGCATCTTTTACTGCTGTTGTAGTCATCCCATCATTAGATTGAACTAATAAATCATTAAATTTCATATGTTCATAATCTATAGACATATCCCATTGGTCAGTTCTCCCGGTAAATCTATTTTTAGTAACTTTGCAAGTAATTAGATTTTCTTCTTTCATTTGTTCGTTTTGCAATAAGAATAAAATGAAGTCAGCTGTTTGCACGGTCCCGATACTGTCACTTACAGAATCATTTGAAGCATCTGTATTATTAACAGCTTGTCTATTTAATTGACTTGCACTTATAATAGGAATTTCTCTTTTCTTAGCAATAGCACGAGTTTCCTCAACAATAGATTTTACATATGAATATAATCCTGCAGAAGGTGATAATAAATCTGACTTCATAATACCAAGATAATCTAAATATATAATATCAAATTCTATATCCTTTTCTATTTTATATGATTCTAATAACGAATCTAACATTAAAGCAGAGAAACTACCATTAGGATAATCTTTAACATAAAGTTTACCAGTAGAATCTTTAATATTGTTATAAGCATTACGAATAACTTCTTCTGGTAAATTTCTTAAATCATTAATAGGTAAATCCATAGCATTAGCATGAACTCTTTTCATAATTTCTTTATCCATCATTTCCATAGATATTAATAATACATTTTTACCTTCTTTAATTTGCCCGGAAATTAAATCTGTCATTAATAACGATTTACCAATACCAGAAGATGCCATGATAACAGATAATGTTCCTGGTAAGAATCCTGCGCCTAATCGTTTATTTAATTCTGCGTGTTGAGTAGCAATCCCAAGTAGTTTTTCTTGATAGTATTTTATCATAGTTTCTATATCATCAAAATCTAACCCTAAATCAGAATCAATGGTAACTTTAGACATTTCTTCCATTAATGCTTTAGCTTTTAATTTTTTATTTGGGTCTTTTTCTGTTAACCCATCACTACCAAGTATTAAAGCTTCTGTATATATTGCATCTTTTACAAACTCTACAGTAGTATCTAATAAAAATTCTAAATTGTTAGATTCGTCTATAGCATTAATTTCCTTTAACGAACTAACTATTTCTAACCGTAGAGTTTCGTTAGGCACCTGTCGTACCGTAGCTACCAGCTCTGATAGTTTCGGGATAGTTTTATAGGTATTATAATGGTTTTTTAATAATTTAAAAATAGCACTATTAGATGCACTAGTAAAATATTTAGGTTCCAATATAGGTAATGCTTTATTGAAAAATTCTCCATTATATAATAGTGATTTTAGTATTAATTGTTCTGTCATAATTATCCTTCTTTCATATTGTATTATAATACTACTTAAATATAGCTTTTAATACAATAAATATAATCCATGATGCAAATACATAGGTCCATTTAAATGTTTCTAAAATTCCTAGAGCAACTAAAGCCCAAACAAGTAAGCTAAATACACCAAATGTAATTCCTATAACTATGGCAAATACCACTACTGCTATTAAAATATTCCTATTCATAATTTTCCTTTAATTAGATTTTACTATCAATTTAAGATATTTTTCAGGTGTAACTTTTTTCATTTCTTCTGCTAACCATCTAATCTGGAAGAAAGCAGCACCAGAATCTCTAAGAGTAAAATAATTTTTAAGACTTCTTAGATTAAATGTAACTACCATATCAACTTTCCAATTATCGTTAACTAAATGTTTAAAAGCATCACCAACATTTCGTTTTTTCTTACCTGCTTCAAGTGTATTATAAAGTGTTTCTGAATTTCTAATATTTGTGACATAATCTAAACTTGATTTAGCAACAGCACTTTTAATAAACTCTTCTTTATTCTGATTATATTGATATAGAAATTTATTAAAAATATCTATAATTTGTAGTTTATTGTAGTCATCATCTGTAGTTACAAATAAATCTAATTTATTAACAGTATTAAAGAACCAGTCACTAGGATAAGAATTATTATTTTCTGTAATTTCAGCAACAAAAGCATTAATTAAACTTGACATAGTATATCTGGTACTTCTTACTGAAATTGATTGGATTCTATGTCTTGCATGTTCCTGAAGAACTCCACGAGAAGTACCTTTAATTAAAAAACTTAAATTAGTATGTTCAATAATAGAAGTATGATGATGAACCCATGATAAAGAATGTAATAATTCAGAACTTCCAATATCATTGACTTGATTAATTACATTTTGTAATAGTAACTCCTCAGGCTCTTTATTAATTACATTATCAAACTCTACAATAGATTCATTCTCGGAATTTTCAAAAGAATTATAACAAGTTCTTGCTGCTAATTCTGGTACTCCAATTCCTGTATCTTGAAGTAAAAATACTTCTGGTTTTTTATAACTTATGTTATTAACTTTCATTCCTATCCTTTTAATTGTTTAAATTCATCTACTATTTAATGTGTATTTCAAAATCACCAGTTGCTGTGATGAGTGACTGGTGATTCTAAAATTCTTAATTACAACTTACAATCTGTAAAATCAGCGATATAACGAGTTTCTTTCTTATCTTTAATAAATTTACCATCTACCAATTTACCAGTTCTATCATCTAACTCTTTTTGAACTTCTTTCATAACTTTATCAGTATCATATCCAAGTTTATAAATTGCACCAGTAGCGAATACAATAATATCTGCAAAAGCATCTACCATCATTTCCCTAGAAGCTTGTACACCAGGAATTTTAAAGATTAACCATGTAATTCTTTTTGCCCATTTACGAGCTTTGATAGATTCGATGTCTTTAGTACCTTCAATTAACTCTTCAACAATAAAACTTACTTCATTTTCTAAGTTAAATTTATCAAAATTAGTAATCAATCCTCTATCTTCATTCCATTTTTTAATTTTTTTAAATGCTGTTAATGCCATTTTTTATCCTTTATTTTGTATTGTTAATTATACTAACAATCTCCTTAATTTTATCCATCGTAGTATCAAAAGTCTTATCTTTTAATTGTATTGGGTAAGCGTGTAAATGACCTATATCGGTTGATTTTAATTTTTCTCTAATTTGTTTTTTAATATTATCTTTTAAATTAGATTTATTATTATGTCTAATTCTAATAATACCATAAGAACTAGCTAATATTAGATGGTCAATATTTTTCTCCATAAATTCTTGATACAAAATAAAATCATAATATTTATCTGTAAAGGCAATAGTAATATTACCTGCAGTATGAATTAGGTTTTTATCCTTTAAAACTTGTATTTCTTTATATATATTATCCCTTCGAGAATCTTTTGTTATTCTATATTCAATTGGTAGATTATACCCATCATATATAATTTTTTCTGCTAAATTAACCATACCATAATTCTCCCAGAAAAAATCATTTAAATCTAATGCATCTAAGAAATTTTCGTTTTCAATCAACCATATATCATATGTGTTAATTAAATTAGTAATATAATCTAAGGATTTCAATTTTCCTTGGTTTTTGAAAAATTCATGAGTAATTAAAGTTGCCGATTTTTCTGTATTATGAACATAATTAATATATTCAAAATTATCAAAGTATCCTTCAGGGTACATATGATGGTCTAAAAATAATAATTTAATATTTAAAGTTTTGCAAACATCGTGTACATTTAACAATAAATTTTTATTATTCCCAAACGAAACATCACAAACAATCAGCAATTTTGTATTACTTGTTTGCAAATATTCGATAGTTTCTTGAACTTTATCTTCTAAATCTCTATAATTTGTACTAATAATTTCCTTTTGTATTGTAGGTAAAGCAAATTCTATATTTATTAAACATCCTACTGCATCTAAATCATTATGTGTTAATATTGTTATTGTTTCTTTCATTTAATGTCCTTATACATTTCCACTAATTCATTTATTTCATTTTCAGACATTAACGAGTAATATTCTTGTGCTTTAATAGTGTCTAATTTATAATATTTTTGTATTAAAAGTAGAGTGTTATCTTTATTTTTATCTTGTTTAAGAAATTTAATAAAAACTTTTTTACCTTTAAATCCATTTCTTATCATATAAAATTGATTTACCATAGGAATTTCGTTGTAATATCTATTAATAGAATTTGCGGCTAAAACTGTTCCTGGGTGATTTGATAACCACTTCAGAAACATAAAACTTGGTATTTTATTTATTTCGTCATTTGACACATATTTGGTATCAAATACTTTAAACATATCATTAAAAGCCATTAATTTCATCCCAATAAAAAGTTCTTTGAATTTGTGTGCTATTTTCTATAAACTCTACTGTTACACCTTTAGATGTTATTGTTTTTACAATATAATCAGTGCCATTAAAATTTAAAATTTTTCCACCATCGGTTAATCTTACTTTTTTTGATTTTGTATGATTACTTTTAGTAAGCGCTGTATTGAACATCCCATTAATCTCTAACATTTTTAATCCTTCTTTTTATATGTAATATTATAATACAAATTTCGTAAATAATAACTTAAATTCTACCAATCTTCTAAAGATTCAACAGATTTATTTAAATTCCAATTTAATGCATTAACCATAATATTTAATGGTGACATGAAACCCTTCTCAAAATTAGTATCATAATCAATATATTCTTTAAATTCTTCCATGAATGCTTCATCTAAGAATGCTACAATATTAGAATTTAAAGGATTAGGTTCTGTTAAATACAATCGTTTAGTTTTATCCCCTGCTTGAATTTCTGTATATTTATCTAATAAATTATTTTCTTTAATGTACTTATTATGTACTAAAGCAGACCTTACACCTATAGGTACTCCTGGTGTATCTAATTTATAATCCATATTAGAAATACCACCAGTACTAGCTATGTCTCCAGGTGTCTGTTTGGTATATTCTTCTCTTCTTTCTTGTATCCATTTACTTAATTCGTCTTCTGTTAAATCAAGAATTAATGGTATAGCTTTTTCTAGATATTTTCTTGAATATAATGGTGTACTTGATTTAATAACTTCTAATCCCATTTTTTTATAATAAGGGTTATCTAATGTATATCTAGTACCTTCATTATCTAGTACTCTTGCAAAATATTTTTTCTTAGCAACAAATACCATAGCATCCGCAATAGCTTCCCTATCACACCCGATTACATCTGGATTAAAAGCATTTAATTCATTAGCAAAATCTTCAATACATTTTTGTACAATAGGCTCCACTACTTTTTTGTAGAAATTATCACAAAAATTCACTTTATCCATAATTGTTGCATCTAGTTTATTTTTAAATGCTTTTTCTACAAATGGTTCTATCGAAAAATAAACTGAGTCTGTATCACCATACGATATATAAGATTTATCCCATTCAATCATTTTTTGTAAACTGTCATCAATATATTTGGCTAATTTTTGGATAAAATATCTACCATTACCTGTGATAGCTCTAGCCATGTTTTGATTAAATAACGGAAAATATGGTGTAGCAAATGCACCATAGACACCATTAATTAATAATTTTTCAATTAACTGTTTTGTGTTATATAATGACTCTAAGTCTTCTGCTGTTTTCAATAACTCTTTTAATTTATCTTCATTTAATTCTTTTAACTCATCTTCTGTATATTTTAAAACATCCTTATCTAAATCAGAAATACCTTTATATGCATTATGCGACAATATATCTTTTATAATAACTGCTCGTTGTTCGTATTTGAACATAGTTTGTTTAGCTTTTTTACGGGAGCTATAAATATCTAAAATCATAGTTGGTAGCATACCTTGACCATTATTATTGTTAAATACAGCGCCATTTATACCCATAGAATAGTTGTATTTCTTTAATAAAGAAGTGGTTAAATCTTTTACATCCTGAGACAATTCTAATCGTTCTGCTTCGTTTTCATTGTTCCAATATCTTAATATAACTTCTCTTAAATCGTTAGGAAGTTTATGTATAGGTATATATGTTTCCGGTGACATATTATACCCTGTCATACCTAATAAAGGATACATAGAACTAACATCTGCTGACATTACCCATTTATGTTTACCTACAATAGGGTCTCTAACAAAACCCCCAACAATAGACACGGATTCATCAGTGTGTTGTCTTGGTGGAATAGCTTTTTTATTTTCGTAACTTCTGTTTAACATATATTGAGACCATGGTTTTACCGTACCCATAGCATCGTCTATATGGACTCCCATTTTTTCGGAAATCATCAATAGTAAAGAAGTAAAGTTAAGTTTTTTATCTAGTTCTTTAATTAAATATGTATCTGTAATACCATAATATACAAAATCGGAATGTGCCAATTCTTTTACTTCGTCTATATTTCCTTTTATAGCTTCTTGATAAATTTTTGAATTTTTTTGTTCTTCTGTAGGATTTTCTGGTATAGTATAGTTACCATCATAAAAGTCTTGAAATTTCTGATATTCCGAATGGTTTACTTTTTTCTTTTTTAATTCGGCTTCTGCAATAGAATCTAATGAATAACTATCTCTAGGTTTAAATACAAATTTCTTATATACAACCATCATATCTATATAATAATGTCCATCCGCTTTAAAATTAAAAACTAATTTATTATTAACATTTTTTGTAGTTAATTTAGCGGAATTATAATTAGAAAACTTATTAGTATCAATACCTAACAATTTACAACGATTATAAAGATAAGGAAAGTCAAACCCTTCCCCATTCCAAGCATATATAATTAACGGGTTTAATTTATTAAAAATTTTAAAGTATTTTTCAAATAATTCTATTTCATTTTTACATTTTATATATTGAACCTTATAATTAAAGTTATAACTTGATTGATGCACCCAATCTCTTAATCCTAATACAATCATAGTATCTAATTCCGAATCATAAATTTGTATAAGATTAACAGATTCCAAAGCTTTTTCTGGTACAGGGAAACCTTTGGATTTTTTTCCTACAAAAGTTTCTGTATCTAAGAACCAGGTTCTTGGTGATTTATTATAGCTTTGATTTTTCCAATAATTATCTCTAATATTTCTATATATAGGGTCTACAAAACTATAATTATCCCTACCATCTTTAGCTTTTCCTTGCACTCGTTTTAAACGGATATTCTCATCTAATAAAGATGTAAATTCACCTTGTGAATACTCTTCAAACCATTCTGAGGGTAACTGTATTTTTTTAGATACAGATTTATTTAATTCTGTATCGTAATATCTTTCGTATGAGTCCCAATCTTTTTGATATGAGCTTTCGAATAATTTCATTCCTTCTCCTTTTCTTATTATACTATTCTATCTATTAAGCCTAACTTTAATGCCTCTTCAGGGCTTAGATATTTATCCCTTAATGTTAATTCTTTCATAGTTTCTGTATCTATATTAGAATAACTTGCTTGTAATCTCATTAATTTATCTTGGAGATATTTTGTTTCTTCTAAATCTATAATTTGGTCATGGACAGTTCCACCAGTCCCAGAAGATACTGAGTGTATCATAATTCTAGCATTTGGTAATGCTAATCGTTCACCAGTTCCTGAAAATAATAAAAATGCACCCATGGATGCAGCCATTCCCATAACAACTGTTTGAACTTTTCTTTTCATATTTCTAATAGTATCGTGTATAGCTAAACCAGCATAGACAGAACCACCACCTGAATTAATATACAATTTAACCGGTTTATCTGTATCTAATGTATCTAAATATAATAATTGGGTAATAACAAGATAACTTAACTCTTCTGTTATTTCTCCAAATATAGTTACTATAC